AAATTAAAAAATTTTATAGACAATAAAGATAAAAAAATATAGTATCATAAAAAAAGGGACTTTACATAGAAGATTAAAAAGTGGATGGAAATTTGAAAAAGCAATAAAAACCAGAATATAAAAAAAACACTTGACAAATGATGATAAAGATAGTACAATAAAATCGTAGTAAGAAGTAAACAAACCGTAAAAGGGAGAGTGAGTTATGAAAAAAGAAACAACGATAATCGGCGGCCAGCCAGGTCGCATATTTGAATACTTGAAGTCCAACAAATCGGCCACGGGTTTAGAACTGTGGCGCAAATGCGGTGCTATGAGTTGGGCAAAGAAAATCAGCCTGTTAAACGATATCTTGCCATCGATGGGATATGTGATAAAAAAGCAACGCGTTCAAGTATATAGTAAATTCGCCAAAAAAGATGTATGGGTTATGGAATACACCCTTGTCAAATTAAACACGAAAAGCAAAAAGAGAAAATAGGAGCGAACCAATGAAAGGACTTGATATCGAAATCGGTGGAGTAACCTATAACGTTTCTATGGAAGTAGATGACGGATATGTAATCGGTGTAAATTATGTAAGTGTATACACCTGCGATGGTTTGATAAGTCTTGCCATGGACACTGAAAAATGCGAGCAGTTCTATGAAAGATATGTAGATGAGCTAAACGAAGCATATCAAGATAACCAGATAGTGATCGCAGAAAGCATAGCCGAAGAACGTTGGGAAGCAAAGGAGGACAGATAAAATGGATGAAATCTTAATGTTGGCCGAAAAACTGCACAAAGACTGCCAAGAAGCGATAATGGCGGCAAAAAAAACACTTGGCATCATACAAGAAATAAAAGAAATTAAAAGACAAAAAGAAAGACAACCATAATAGGAGTCAAAACTATGTTAGGTTTGCTAATTGGTTTGATTGTAGGTTTTATTTTAGGCGATCATAACGCAAAATTGCGGGTTTTTTACCATGAACACAAGAAGAAGGGTAATTTTTCGCAAGATGTTATCTGTGGGTGGAAAAAATGAAAATACATAAGCACGAGTGTATAAAATGCGGGAAGTCATTTAAGGGTAACAAATACGCTACTATTTGCGACGATTGCCGATCTGCCGCCAATAGAGCAAATGCGCGAGTGGCTAAATTTACTGCCGAAACTTCCTATTTGGGAAAGCCAATAGGCATGAGCTGGACTGTGAGGAAGGATTATGAAAAAAAGCTTAGCGAGCGCAAAACTGGCGGAAAGCTAGAAGAATACAAAATATGTCCGAACTTTGACGGTTCAAGTATAGCTTGTGTATCTTGCCCAGCGGAAGCGTGGAAATTCAAAGGGTGTGGAAGGGGAAAATGAGTTGTTTTGAGTGTCCATTTTGCTGGGAAAGCGTGTACTGTAACAACGGTGAAGGTTGCGCCACTTGCCGACACTATGACGAGTGGTTGGAAGCAGAAGAAAAGGCGGCGATACTATGACTATAACAATACCAATGACTTTTTTGTATGTAATTTTTTGGCTAATCGGTGTATTTTGCGGAATTGTTTTAGCGTGTTTATTATTCAAATTTGAGGACGAAGAAAATGAACTACTGTGAAAAATGCAAACGTGATTTGCCGGAAGGAACAAAGTGCCCTGTGTGCGGAAATGTTAGTCCATTAAAGCCAGTAAAGGAGTGAGAGTATGTATTGGACTACTAGAGATGGGAAGCAGATAAGGATGCGTAATATGACAACGCAACATATTAAAAATTGTCTGCGTATGTTGGAAAGAGGTATTTTAGACCAAGACAAACAAGAAAAATACGAATCTTTATTGCAAGAATTAAGAAGTCGTGGAGAACAATTTTTACCTGTCTATATAGAAAATGATGAGGTGTCTCGATGGGGCATGTTTGACTCATGGGAGGAGGACTAGGACTATGACAGAATTGGATAAAATCACTTTAAAAATGGCTTTATTGGCTCTTGTATTAAGTTTGGTCGGATGCATTGTAGGTTGGTTAGGTGGTTCAATACATACCGAAAAAGAATTGAATAAATATCTAAAAAATCATTGTGTTGTTGAATGTGGCGAATGTGGAGGTATAAACCGCGTGATACCACCTATCTGTCTAGGGAAAGTAAAAATGGTTGAAATGGAGTGAACTATGGCAGAATTAAAACCGTTGCGCGTTTTAGTTGCTTGTGAAGAAAGCCAAGCGGTTTGCAAAGCGTTTAGAGCGTTGGGCCATAAGGCGTTTTCTTGCGACATACAAGACTGCTCCGGCGGACACCCCGAATGGCACATAAAAGGCGACTGCCTAAAAGTTTTGAACTTGCCGATTTGGGATTTGGTTATAGCGCACCCGCCGTGTACATATCTTTCAAACGCCGGGGCAAGGTTTCTTTACCCAAAAGGTGTACTAAATGAAGAAAGGTTAAAAAAGGGGCTAGAAGGCAAACAGTTTTTTATGAATTTCTATAACGCGGAATGCAAACACATAGCAATAGAAAACCCAATAGCGAGTAAAATCTTTGGCTTGCCCCCACATTCTCAGGAAATACAACCTTACGAATTTGGCCACCCTGTTAAAAAGAAAACTAGATTATGGCTGAAAGGGCTTCCGCCGTTAAAACCTACGCAAATTATGCAAGTACAACAAAGCACAAAAGTTGCCGGGAATTGGTTTAACAAAGGCGGAAAGGAAAGACAAAAAAACAGAGCAAAAACATTTGAAGGAATAGCCAAAGCGATGGCTGAACAATGGAGTAAATATATTTTAGAAGAACAAGCCATATCCGCTTGGAATAATAGGAGTAAATAATGGGTATTTGCTTAAATTGTGAGCATTGTTTCGCTTGCGTGTGTATAGCCGATGATGGCAAAGAATTAACCGATAAAAAGATAAAAACTATTTGCAAAGTAATGGGCGGTTATACGCCAAAGAGAGGTGGAAATAATGGAGCCAAAATGTCCGAAATGTAATCAGGCGTATATGTATAAGAAAGAAACAGGATGGCAAACTTTTAGCATTTGTCCTCATTGCGGTTTTACGATGGAATTAAATTGCGTTTTAATGAGAAGGAGTTAGGTTATGGCAGAAGAAAATATAGCAGAAGAAAGATTATGTTTATTTACTAGCGTAGATTATACGATTAGCGATACAAAAGACGGAGTATCCTTTGAGGGAAAAATAGCCCCGCATAAAGCAAATATATTTACACGCGCGGAAGCCATTAAGAAAATGGCAAAGTCGTTATATACTCACACTTGGAAATCAAAAACACCTATGGTAAGAGTGCAGAATTGGGAAATTGGCGTTACAGACCAAAACAAAAAGAAGTATTTAGGATTAGCCGAAGCCGCACTAAATGCTCTTTTGGAGGGGGAATATGGAAATAATTAAAAGTATAATAGAAATGTCATTGGCTTGCATCTGTGTATATATCGGAGGCGCATTATATAATTGGGGTCATCGGGATGGAGAGAAAGCAAAGATGACAAGATTATATGAACTTGAAAAAACAAATGAACTGCAACGAAAAAAAATTAAAGAGTTGCATGAATATATAGCCCGTTCTTACTGTGTAAATCCCTTCGGAACAAGGCCGATAGATGAAATCCCCCATATTGCTCAAGATACAGAAGATGGGCTAAAAAAATGTAAGTCTATAAATGTGAACCATTTAAAAAGCAAAGTAAAACCAAAAGAAATCGTTGTTAAAGGAAAAAGAAAAAAATGAAAAAAGACTATCATAAAAACTATTACAAACAGCACCGGGATCAGTTGCTAAAAAAGGCAACGGAAAAATATAATTCTTTAAATAAAAAAACTCCCAAATGCAAAATGTGTGGGGAAGAAATAAAAGGCGCACATGGTAGTGTTAAATACTGCCAAAAATGTCTTTCTGCCCCGGGGCACGGTGCGGATGCCCACAGAATGGCGGCCGTGCGTTGGTTTAGAAAAAATCACTTGACAAAGCCAAAGAAAAGTGGTAGCATATAGGAAAGAAGTACAATAGAAGTAAAACAAGGAGAAATGTTATGAGAAAACTGAAAGCAAATGAAATTGAAGTAAAAGTAAAAAAAGTAAACGATAAAGGTTGCTTGTTATTACTATACAAAACAGCTCGTGTGGATATGCAAATCCTAGATGAAACATACGGGCAAGAGAATTGGCAATGTGACTACAAAACGATAAACGGAGTCTTGTACTGCGGAATCGGTGTATGGAATGACCCAGCAAAAACGTGGGTATGGAAATGGGACTGCGGAATAGAAAGCCGCGCGGATGAAGACGGCAACGAAAAGAAAGGGGAAGCCAGCGATGCCTTCAAGCGGGCAGGGTTTAAGATAGGTATCGGCCGGGAACTCTATACAGCACCTTTCATCTGGGCTAAAGTGGAAACGGTCTATCTCAAAGAAAGCAACAAATGGGTGCTAAAAAACCCCTTCCAAAAGTTCTTCGTGGACTCCATAGAATACAACGATGCCGGGGAAATCAGTTATCTACTCATCGTGGATGAAAAAGGAAACAAAATCTACTCCGGGAGAAAGCAATAATGCAAGAAATCATCTTTGACCAGATAGCGCACACCTACACGGAATCGCGCACCGGGAAAGAACTAGCGAGCGTAAACCATATCATCAACGAAGTTTACGGTAGCGGGGTGGAGTTCGTAGATCCGAAAATACTCAAGGCGGCCGCAAAGATAGGCACGGATATACACGCTGACGTACACAATTGGTGGACTTCCGACGCCTACTATGCGCCCGAACACATAGAAACGGTAAAGTTGATTGAATACTTTGAAATGAACAATGTCGGCTTGGAAAAAGCCGAGTCCGAACTAATCGTACACGTGCCGGGAATGTTCGCAGGGACAGCAGACCTATTCTCAGACCATATACTGACCGATTACAAAACCAGTAAGAACAAACCCACCCGGAAAATGCTTGCACATTGGCAAAAGCAACTGTCGTTCTACTTCTACGCACTAAAGAAAATGGGGAAAGAACCGAAATATATGGGAGTTCTACACGTGACGAAAAAAGGCGTAGTCCCCTACCCGATGAAATATCTCGGGGACAAATTCGTAGAAGACACCTATCAAGCGTTCGTAGAAGGTCGCAAATTGGAAGAGCCAAAGGAAACGTCGCTACAGACTGTGGATAAACGCACCATCCAAAAACTCCAGCGCACCCTGGAAAAGATGGCCACAATGAAAAAAGAAGTAGATGCCATCCGGGAGCGCATAAAGGAAGAAATGGAAAAACGCGCCATAACAGCCCTACAAATCGGGAAAGTAAGCGTAACCTATGTTGGACCGGGAAAGCGCAAATCGTTTGATACTGACCGATTTAAGGCCGAAAACGAAGACTTGTACGAACAGTACACAAAAGAAAGCGAAGTAAAGAGTTCAATTAGGATAAAAATTGATGAAAAGTGTGATTGAACTAAAGAAACGGCCTATGGTGTTTAAGGCGTTCAGGAAAAAAGACGGTCTAACATACTACCAATGGCGAATAAATGGAAAACGAGTAACCTGCGGGGAGTATATGAAAAAAAGGATGATTTGTATATACTATGAGCCGTTCGTTAAAAAATTTGTAGGTTTTACAAGAAATGGAAACATAGTAGAAACGGAATCTTGCTAAAAGGAGAGTTAAAATGAAAGATATTGTCTATACAAGAAAATACACGGACCAGAAAGGTCAAGAGCGCAAAGAATATGTGTTAGTCGGCTACTTGTTTGAAAAAGACGGAAAAACCAGCATACTTATGAAGCCCTGGATCAACGTAAGCGAACTCCAAAACGAAAAAGGGGAAGTGTGGCTCGGTGTGTATGACCATAAAACCAAAGATAAACAAGAAACCCCGGCGCACAAAGGTGCGGCCGTAGTGAAAGCGGTACAAGAAGCGGTCAACCCACAACCAACGCAAGGAATAGAAGACAATGGCGATGTGCCTTTTTAGCATATGTTCGTTAAAAATCTAAGCATACCAAGCGCAATTACAACTATTCTAGGAGTAGAAAATGCAAGGCGAACTAATCAAGGCAGAGAAAGTGGGCGATGCACTGAAAATCATAGCGGTGGTACAGGATATGCCACCCGTGCTAGACAAAGTGCTACAATTAGCCGGGAAGGAAGTGGAAATAATCGTCAAAGAGCCGCGCGAGAAACGGAGTTTAGATGCGAATGCCTACTTTTGGCTCATTGTTGGCAAAATAGCCGATAAACTACGTGCCAGCAAAGAAGAAATATACTTCAAACTCCTAAAGGACTACGGGCAGAGTGTGACCATAACTGTCCGAAAAGGGTGCGACATATCAAAAGCTGGTTTCAAGTATTACGAAGTCCTAAAAGATGGTCTGATAAACGGAAAGGAATTTACGGCCTATCGGGTGTTCATTGGGAGTTCGCAATACGACACAAAGCAAATGTCGGTACTCATAGACGGTGCGGTACAGGAAGCCAAAGAACTCGGCATAGACGTGGAGTTAGAAGACTTCATTGACCTAATGGCGTAAGGAAAATAAATCAAAATAAACTTGACAAACTAATAAGAAAAAAGTTACAATGAAATATCCTACGATACTGCTAACGTAAGTAGGTTTTTCATAACTAAGCTCCTATCCCCCGGCGTTTGTCGGGGGATAATAAAAAACGGGGGGATATATGGAACAAATACTCATCGATTTAATTGCCATCAAACAAGCCATCAAACAATACCATTGGAATGCCACATCTTACCAGGATCACTTGCTAGGGGAAAGACTACTCGAAGGACTAGAAGACTATATTGACGAAGTAGCCGAAATTTCAAAGGTTAACCAAGAAAACCCTGACTTGTCCGCTCAAACTCTCTTAACCGAAGCATCCAAACATATCGGGGATAGAAACTGCAATAGCATCAAAGCCATTGCGAACCTATTATACGAACTCATCCAGGAATTAAACTCGTTAGAAGAAAGCGCAACGATTATCGGGGTAAAGGACATCTTTAGCCGATTAAGCAACTCTGCTCTGCGTAAATTATACCTAATTGACACCCAGTTCGATAAATAAACGGCCTACGATATGGAACTCAAAGATATCAAATTTGACCCTAAAAACTACAGGAAACACTCTGATTCTAACAAAGCCCTGATAAAGAAGTCCATAAATGAAACGGGTCTCGGCCGTTCTGTGGTTATTGACAGCGAAAACGAACTAATTGCCGGGAACGGGGTTGTCAGCCAACTCCCTGAAGGAACTCCAATTAAGGTGGTAGAAACTGACGGTAGCACGCTGGTAGTGGTAAAGCGCACCGACCTAAAGACAGCCGATGAAAAGCGCAAGAAACTGGCACTTATGGACAACTCGGCCAGCGATCAGGTGGAGTGGGACTTTGACAATCTGCGTGATGACTTTGACCTTGAAAGTTTAGAAGAAATGGGTGTGTCGCTGGATCTTGGCGATGACGGTAAAAAAGACGTAGACATAGAAACAAAGGAAGTCAAAGTGATATTCAGTTATAAAGACTCCCCGGCGATCATTGAAAAGTTTTTACAAGAAGTGCGTGAGAAATACCCTGAATTGATGTTTGAAATGGAAATAAGCGATTAAGGGAAACACAAAGGGACACGATGAAAAAGCGCAACAAAAAGGTATTTAAGCGGTTCTCGGACATTTCTAATGGGAAAAACCAGGACTCAAGCAACGAATACTACACATTGTACTACTCGTTCTCCGAACTACTGTTAGAAGTACTATGCCGCTACCAAAAAGGAATTAAATACAAAGTAATCATCTGCCCTTGCGACTCGGAAACAAGCGTATTCAGACAACTAACGAAATACGAATCATGGATCGGTAAACCCAAAATCATCTATTCCCATTATCCAGACAAATCGTGGGAAGACTACTTTGAAATGGACTTTGAAAAGGAATATGGGTGTAAAGAAAGCGAAGTTCTCATATTTACCAACCCACCGTTCAAAGGGCTAGGCAAGGCACTCACGAAAATACGTTGTGACTATCTCCTGTTCGGATCAAACGCTGTAAGCATCAGACCAGGAATGTACGCAAAGGAAGGGCGCGGGTTTGTATATATTAAGAACAACGAAGACTTCTCTGGCAACGCGGACCAGTTTGAACAGAAATACGGCTCGGTAAAGACCTTCTTCTACTCAAACACACCGTTCGTGTCAAAGGGGAAACAGTATACAAACGAATCGGAACACCCACACAGCGTACTATTCGGAAGAAGGGACTTAAAACTAATGGAGAGGGACTAACTATGCAAATAAGCGAATATGTTTCACTAGGACACCCAGATAAAGTGGCTGATTACATATCATCCTACTTATTAGACCAATATATCAAAAAAGATCCAAACACTCGGTATGCGGTAGAATGCCAAATCAAAGGCAACGTTGTCAACCTAGCCGGAGAAATCACTTCAAAAGCCAAATTTACCAAACAGCAAATAGCCAGATTTGTGAAAATGGCCGTAAACGATATCGGATATAATAAACACTACCAACGCAAATGGGGAAAAGCAAACACCATCTGCGGTGCTGACCTTAAGGTAAACACCTACATAGCCGCGCAAAGCCCGGACATTGCTCAAGGGTTAGACGGTTGGGGGGATCAAGGTATATTCTTTGGCTGTGCCTACCCTAGAAAAGACTATGACTACTTTGAATGTACTAAATACCTATCCACAGTTATCGGGGAAGAACTCTACAAAGAAGATATCGTGGGAAAAGACATTAAGGTACTTGTGGTAAAGAAACAAGGCGCACTCGCCCGGGTGGTTATTGCCGCACCTATCCTTACTCTCAAGCAACTCATCAAAAGCAAAGTATTAAACGACGTAAAGAAAATCTGCGATGACGCAAAATGCCCTTTAATCATCAATGGTACAGGGCTATTCCACAAACACGGCCCGGTAGCCGACAGCGGCACTACGGGTAGAAAACTAGCGGTAGACTTCTATGGTGGCTCTTGCCGTATCGGTGGCGGCTCTCCCTGGACAAAAGACGGTACAAAAGCAGACCTTACACTCAACCTATATGCCAGATACCTAGCACTCAAATACCTAAAAGACAACAATATGAATGAACCCGTATTCTGCGATATAGCGTGTGCAATCGGCCGCCGGGAAATAGATATATCCATACACGATGCCAAAGGTGGAGTATTAGAACAATACACAGAAACCAAAAGCCCTAAAGACCTTATCAAGTTCTTCAAACTAGACAAACCCATCTACGCCGATATGTGTAAAAACGGCCTATTCGCGAGGTTAAAGTAATATGCCCAAAGGCGATAACCCTAACAGCAGAGCCAACCTAATAAAAGGGAAGAAAGACTTCACCACGGAAACGGCACGGATATACGGTAGAAAGGGTGCAGAGGTAAGCAACGCTGTCCAGAAACGTGCCAAAACCTTTGCTGAGGAACTACGCATACTCCTAGAAGCCGAAATCACAAACAATAAAGGGGAAAAGGTAACCACACGCAAAGCCATCAGCACCGCGCTCATTAAGAAAGCCATACAAGGGGATAAAGGCGCGTATGAGCAGATTAGGGACACGGTAGGGGAAAGACCTACGGAAAAGGTAGAGCAGGTAGTTATTACCCCGGAAGTGGACTTTGACAAACTAAAAGCCCTACGCAAGGCACTACAAGATGAAGGGGATGACTGATGAAAAGATAAAGGCATTACAGCAAACCCCGGTAGAAGCGGCCTATCTTCTCCGGGCAAACCTACGTCTATTCATCAAAGTGTTTCATTACTATACCGCAAAGCAACAGTTCATCTTCAAGCCCTTTCACAAACGGATCATCAAAGAACTTGAAAGCATCGTATATGACCGACCGCACAACCTGGTAATCAGCATTAGTCCCCGGTTCGGGAAATCGGCCATTATGCGATACTTTGTAGCGTGGACATACTCAATAAACCGTAACTGTAACAATATCTACACTTCCTACTCGGATGAACTTGTAAGGCAATTCAGCGGGGAAATACGCGATTTAGTAAACTCCCAACTATACCAACAACTCTTCGGCACACGGATCAAGGAAGACACCCAAAACAAAGGTCTATGGCAAGTAGAAAACGGTGGGAGTGTGCGTGCTTGCTCAATGGGTGGCTCACTTACCGGGTTCGGCGCGGGTTCAACCAGCGTAAGCAAATACGGTGGGTGTATTCTCATAGATGACGCACTCAAGGCCGATGACGCGCACTCTGAAAAAGCCAAAAGGGACTGCTGGAACTATTTCACAGAAACGCTTATAAGCCGCAGAAACAGCGAAAACACCCCCATAATCATCATTATGCAGAGGTTAGCGGTAGATGACATCGTAGGCCTACTCAAAAAGAATAACGCCGAATTTGAATACCTGGAGTTCCCCGTTTTGGATGAAAATAACCAAAGTATATGGCCTGAAAGGTTTAGCAACGAAGCACTGCTCAAACTCCAAAGGGAACAGCCAGGGTTCTTTGCGGCGCAATATATGCAGAACCCCGTTGTAGAGGGCGGTAACCTATTCAAAGACTATATGTTCACGCGCGGACCTATGCCAGAACACTTTGACTACACGTTCATAACCTGCGACACCGCCAGCACCAGCAAGCAAACGAGTGACTACACGGCCGCTGGTTTCTGGGGGGTACACGGTGATGGCGATCAGAAAAGACTATACCTACTTGACCTACTTTGGGAAAAGATAGATGCCGCACAAAGCGAACAGTACATACTCCCATTTATCAAGAAACACGCGCACGAAAACTTCATTGGCGCACTCATAGAGCCAAAAGGGCACGGGATATACCTAAACCAGCGTATGCCGCAATACAACGTGCCTATGCAACCAAAAGACCGTGTGGATGAATTTTTTAAGGACAGGCGGCTTGACAAGGTGGCCCGGGCGAACATTATCATACCCCAACTCGTAAACAACCCCATAATCGTAGGGGACGGAATAGACGAAGAAACATACGAACGATTTAAGAGGGAGATACTGGCCTTCCCTGATGGAGAACACGATGACGTGGTCGACCTCACGACGGATAGCGTAAAATGGTGCTACAACCGCACTCCTAGCATATTGGATGTACTATGAACATAAAACCAAAACGGATCATAACCAAAGCAAGCATAACGGCCGGGATAGGGGATGCCCTAAACGCTCGGTCGTTCTTGGTGGAATACTGTAAACAAAAGAACATACCGCGCAAGAACATAGAAATCTACACGGAAAAGTATTGGTGGATGTTTGAAGGCCTGGGTTTTACAAAGAACATACTACGCACACAAATGGTAGGTCTGACAGCATACAGGAACTTCGGCAAATATGACCTACCAAAGATAGTAGATATGGACAAATGCGACGAGTGTATAGCCAAAAACGCGGGGATAGATTATACATTTGACGTTCGTACACCGTTTCAGGACTTCGGCCCGAGTGGTATACAACTACCCCCACGGTATGTTACTCTAAACACGGGGTATGGGGACTTATCCGGGCGCGCATTAGATCCGAACTACATAGCAACCAAACAATGGCCGCTAACACATTGGAACGCACTTGTAAAGTTACTCAATGTCCCAGCGGTGCAGATAGGTGCGGGGTTAAGCCCTAAACCTGTCTATGGGACAGTAATCAACCTAGTAAACCGCACCACAATGGCGCAAACGGCAACCATTATGAGAAACGCTCTATTCCACATAGATATGGAAGGTGGGCTAGTGATATTTAACCAGCACCTAGGGGGAAAATCGGTCGTTCTTTTCGGCCCTACAGCCATAGAAAACCAGGGTAGAAGTTTCAACCTTAACCTACGAGCCGGGACTTGTACACCCTGCTATGAGTGGGGAACTCACAAATATAGTCTATGCGAGCGCAAAGAAAAACTGCTCTGCGGCGCGCATTGTATGAAAGACTTAACCCCGGAATACGTGGCCGAACAGATATACAAGCATAAATGGCTCAAGCGCACCTTGACAAAATGATTTTAATATGATTTAATATCTTTGTAGTTAAATTCCCCAGAAGTCGTGGGGCAGAAAAGAGAGGAAAAAGAAATGTCAAACCTAGAAATCAAAACGCCACTGCTGCGTCAAGCAGACCAATATACCATTGGAGAATACGAAGAACTTGCTATTGCTGATTTCGCAATGCACGTTATGAATCTATACTCCAACCATCACAAAGAGAAAAACTCCGAACTTTACAGCATCGGATTATATAAAACGTTTGAATACGAGAAATGCAAAAAAACGCTTTATATCAACCCCAAAAACATCAACTATACTTCTGCTATTACCGATGTGAGAGAAAGACTTCCGCAACAGGTTTTCCCAGCAAAAATGGATTGTGAATACGGAAATGTAGATGGAAAGCCATACGAAGTTCTTAATTCTGTTGCAGATATTCCAAATTGGGAGGACTTGTTTGGCAAAGGAGAGTTTCCGTTCATCGTAATAAGAGTCTTCCGTATCGGTAATACTGAATACTTTTGCTATTCTATTAGCAGATAATTATCTCCTTCCCTGATGGGGATACTAGCCACATCAACAAAGATCCGTCTGGCTATTGGCGGATCTTTTTAAATATTGACAAAATGATTTAAAAAATGCTATATTGGCAAGATAGAAAACAACGTCTCACAGGCCTTATATGAGTAAACATAAAAAAGAAACTCAAAACGGTAAGGATATCACTCAAGAAGTAACCAATTCTCTCTCTTCCGTAATTGCCTCGCTGGGCGGCTACGGGCTAGGTACTGCCTACGGTAGCACGCAAGTCAGCCAAACTTCCACACTATTCAAGAACAACCGCTGGTACTTGGTATCCAATATCCGCCAGGTATTAAGCGAACTCTACGTCGAACACGGTATCGTACAGACTCTTGTGGACTTGCCTGTAGATGACGCGTTCCGTGGTGGCCTGGAAATCATAGCCGATGAAATGGATCAAGATGATTTGGAAGACTTGAACTATAGGATCGAGCGCGAAGGTGTGCTGGAAAACTTTACGCAAGCCAAAAAATGGACTCGTCTTTTCGGCGGTGGCGCACTACTCATCATCAACAATGAAAATCCGAAAACCCCATTTGACGTGAAAAAAGTCAAGCAAGGGGATGAAATCATTTTCAAACCCGTAGATATGTGGGAACTCTACTATGGCGTAAGCAAAGTGAGTGACCTAGCAGATCCGGGGGAAATTGACAAACACCCGGACTACTACAACTACTACGGCAAACAAGTCCACCACAGCCGTGTGTTACGTATGGAAGGCAAGCAAGCACCGTCTCTCATACGGCCGAAATTGCGCGGGTGGGGTGTATCCATCATAGAACCCGTGGTACGTTCCTACAACCAATATCTCAAGAGCGTAAACCTATCCTTTGAAGTGTTAGATGAATTCAAGGTAGATATTTACGGAATTGAGGGCTTTAACACCGCCCTTATGTCCCCTGGTGGCTCTGACCGGGTAACAAAGCGCGTACAGATGGCGAACGTACTGAAAAACTACCAAAACGCGCTAGTAATGGACAACAAAGACAAATTTGAGTCCAAGCAAATTAGTTTCTCTGGGTTAGCGGAAATAATGAAAGAAATTCGTATGCAGATAGCCGCTGACCTACGTATGCCCTTAACCAAACTATTCGGGATCAGCGCGGCCGGGTTCAACTCCGGGGAAGATGACATAGAAAACTACAATGCGATGATAGAAACCGAAATTCGCAGTAAGTCCAAAAAAGACCTACTCAAGGTAATAGAAATCTGCTGTGCTATGTGGTACGGGGAAGTCCCAGACAACATTAAATTGAATTTCAAGCCCTTAAGAGTACTCTCTGCCGAACAGGAAGAAACCATCAAAGGTAGCAAATTACAAAGAATCGTAACCGCAATGCAAGCCGGGCTGATGACGGCCATAGAAGCAAAGCAAGCGGTCAACAAAGAAATGCTACTACCTGTTCAGATAGAAGAAAATGACATTTTAGATCCTACCGCGCAAGGCGTGGACACGGATAACATTGATGAAGTAGACGTACGCACTAACTCAAAGCCGGGACTGTTTGAAAGACTAAAAACCCTATACAGCGGGAAGTGATTCCTATGAAAAGGTTTAACGTAGCCAAAGCCCTACGTAACGATGAAAAGACATATCGGCCGCTTGAGAAGTCGGTATCGTATGTATTTTACGAACTGATATACAAACCGATCTTTGAAATCATCAAGGAAGAAATCGGGGATGATTGGCTTAAACTTGAACTCCCAAAGGTACTCAAGGAACGCCGCACCCAGAAAAAGGACTCCTTGAAAGAAGAAATAGAGCGCAACAAAGAAGTGTACTCGTATCTATACAAAAACGATAAACCGCAAGGGGAAGGGCATAACGCGCTTATACGGGCGATTTTATCGGGTAGGGTACAATACGTCTATGACCATTTTGAAGGCGCGTTTAATCTACAAATCAGCAAAGCGATACGCGAAATGGGCGGTGTCTGGGATCAGCGGCGCAAGCAATGGCGCATAATTCGTGCCAAACTGACTCCCCAGGTATCCATAGCCATAGGCACTTCTAGCGGCAAAATAGACCGCATAAAACAGCGCGTAGAAGGTCATTTAGAAGATTTGCGCACCCTTATGGCCAAAGAACCGCAATTCACGTTTGAACAGGCGTTTAGCGCGTCTGTTAACCGTTTGGGGGAACAATTTGAAAAAGGGGTAGAAGGCATTATAGTAGCCCCAGAGTTCACGCAAGAAATGGTACAAAGCATATCGTCGAAATATTCGCACAATATGAACCAGTACATTAAGAAGTGGACTGAAGAAAGCATTGTACGGTTACGTGACCGGGTGCTAGTAAACACGTTCAAAGGTAAGCGTGCGGAAACGCTCGTTAGAACCATTGAACACGATTTCGGAGTAAGTCTGAACAAGGCAAAGTTCTTGGCCAGACAGGAAACATCCTTGCTGATGAGTCAATACCGGGAAGATAGGTACAAATCGGCGGGGGTACAAAAATACCGTTGGCTGACATCCGGGGATGAAAGAGTCCGTGGATATCACAAGCGGTTAAACGGAAAGATATTCACGTGGGACAACCCACCAGTAGTAGATGCAACTGGCCGCAGGGCGCACCCCGGTCAGGACTTTGGGTGTCGGTGCATTGCATCGCCCATCATTGAATGATAACTAGGAGAAAACAAATGGGATATTACGCAGATTTAATTAAACAGAAACAAAACGCCAAAGAAGAAAAAGATAATGATATGGATCAATTTGTAAAAGGGCTCCGTAAAAAAGAATTAGAAAGAGCTGGGTTCGATAAAAAATCTATTTCCTACCTTACGAAGAAAAACGGAGAAGAAAAAGACAACGGTCTTGTTAAATCCGAAGTCTATAAAGGTTATACAATAGATGTCAGTTCTATGGTAGAAAAAGGGAAAGTCGTCGGATACGAGGTACACATCGCCGATAAAAACTATAAGCAAGTAGGTTGGGAACTTTGGTTCAAAACTCAAGAAGAAGCTATTAAATGGGGAAAATCTAAAATTGATAGCGGTAAATTTAACTCAACCGAAGAAAAAGGCTACTATGCTAAACTGGCCGAAGAAAAAGCTGCAAAGAAAAATGCAGAAGAAAAAAAAACATTCAAAGTAATGGGGGAAGAATTTGATATTTCTACTATCGGTGGTGTGAAGAAGGCGGCCGATGCTATTGAACGCCATTTCAAACGGAAAAGAGATGAACTGGGACTTCCTTCTGCTGAAGAATGGAAATCCAAAATCGGACACGAACTGTTGTTAGCATCTCGCAATAGATAGGTCTTGACAAGTCCGTCGTAAAATGCTATACTCGCACAATAGGATACAAGAAAATGCTTAAATTTTTCCAAAACGCAAAGGAAGAACCGAAGGTATTTTACTGCAAACACATAGCACCCGGCGTATGTGCCTATGCCGATGAAACCATCCTTATCGGCGAAGAAACACTCAAAGAGATGGATAAAACCTTTGCCGGGAAACCCATCTACGTAAACCACCAGAAAGTAGACTTAGAAACTATCCAACAAGACGCTGACGGCTACGTGGCCGAAAGTTTTTATTTGCCCGAAGACGGCACGCATTGGGCAAAGATTATCATTGTATCGGACAAAGGACACGAGGCCATCCGCAAAGGGTGGAAAGTGTCCAATGCCTATGTCCCCGATGAATTCGGTGTAGGCGGGGAGTGGCACAACGTTCCATATAACCGGGAAGTAATGAAAGCCCACTACACGCACCTAGCCCTGGTGGATAACCCGCGCTACGAAGAAGCCGAAGTTTTAACCCCGGAAGATTTCAAGAAGTACAAAGAAGAAAAACGTGCCCAACTAAAGGCACTTGAAAATAACAAAGAACCAAAAGGAGAAGGCAAAACTATGTTCAAACTGTTCAAAAAAACAGCAGTAACTAACAGTGATGACCTTTCCAAAGTAATGGTAGAACTTTCCAATGGGTCTGCCGTTTCTATTGGGGAAATGGTAAACTCTGTTGAAAAAGAACTCAAAGAGAAAGAAGAAGCGAACAAATGTAACGATCTCTTAGAGGATGTAGTCAAAGTCAACGGCGAAGATATGAAAGTCGCTGATCTCGTTGCTGAATATGAGAAGTTATCCAAGAAAAACAAATGCAACGAAGAAGATGACGAAGAAAAGAAAGCTAAAAAAGCTTCCAAGAAAAACGCCGATGAAGACAAAAAAGACGAAGAAAAGAAAGACGCCGATGAAGAAAAGGACAAAGAAGGCAAAGAAGGCAAAGAAGAAAAAGAGTCCAAAAAGAACAAACGCAACGAAGGCGAAGAAATTGACAAACGCAAAGAAATTGATGAAATCGGCGGTTTCTTAAAAGACAAAGGGTTGTCGGATGAAGATATTCGTTTCGTAATCGGTCTGGCCGAAAAACTCTCTTACGAGAAAGACGAAGCCGGGAAAGATAACGAAGATGAAGAAATCTCTAAAGACTTAACCATTGAAGACAAAAAGAACGCTAAAGATTTATTAGACGCTGAAGAAATGGCGAACTCTAAAGAATTTCAAGGACAGGTAGTAGATACTATGTCCCGTAGATTAGCCCGTGGCCAGGAAAGATACGGCTCGGCTAAATAAACAAAAAGGAGAACTAAAATGGCTCAAAACTTAAACCAGTTCCAACAAACTGCTGAACGCGGCCAGATTGCGCTCTTGTGCGCGAACTCGCCCGTTATTTCTGCCGTAGTGGACTCCACCGAAGCGGGCACTCTCAAAGCGGGAGATGCTGTTAAATTGGTGTCTACTTCTACTGGCATTCCGCACGTAGTGAAAGTGGTCAATACTGACACCACCATTACGGGCTTTGTGGCATTCAACCCGGTAAAAAACGATGGCATCGTTGCTGGCGATCGCATTGAAATCGCTATCACGGGTGCTTTTATTTACCAAGTAGCGTCTGCCGCCATCCAATCTGGTGTGGCCGTAGACTATGCCTACAGCACCGGGAAAGTGGCCACCGCGAACAGCGGCTTGGCTTGTGGTGTGGCGTTGGATGCCGCCGCCGCTGATGGCGATTTAATTCGCGTAGCGGTCAAAGCCGATATTTAATCAATAGGAGAATTTGAAAATGTACGAATTCTTAAACTCTAAAGGCGAAGCAGTAAAATTAAACGCTAAAGAAACTCAAGTAGCCCGTGCGTTAGAATTACAACACGCGGAATACTTAAACGCGCTCGGTATTGATATTCCGATAACGACCTTAACCACCGCTATCAAATCGGTGTCTGAACAAAAGTTCTACAAAGTAGCCCCGGCCGAATACCTTCCTGTGGTAGTTGGCGAAGGTGCTTTCTCTACGAACTTGCTCAAATACACTTCCTTCAATATGGGCGGTGACTTTGAACAAGGTCTCATCCACACTTCTACCCACAACGCTCAATTGGCGCAAGCCGATGCTGGCGTAGAAGGCGTGAACATCCCGGTCATCAACTGGGCCAAAGGTTTGTCTTGGAACTTGTTTGAAGTACAACAAGCGGCCAAAACGGGCAATTGGGACTTGATTACCGAAAAAGAAAAAGCCCGCAAAACCAACTGGGACTTGGGTATTCAAAAAGCGGCTTTCTTGGGTGTGGCCAGCGTAGGTGCTAACGGTTTACTCAACCAAAGCAACGTAACCAGCGATACCACCACGATTACGACCGCCATCAAAACGATGACTGCGGCGCAATTCCAAGCGTTTGTGGGTGCTATCTATGCGGCCTATCGTGCTAACAGTTCTTACACTGCTGAACCTGATACGTTCATCATCCCGGAAAGCGACTACAACGGCTTAGCGTCTGCTGTAGATCCGAACTTCCCGATCAAATCTAAACTCCAATACTTGAAAGAAGCCTTCGCCGAAATCGTCGGTCACGAAGTTGCTATCAAGAAATTGGCCTATGCTGACGCGGCTCAAAGCGGTTTAGGCGTACAACGCTACGTCTTGCTCCGCAAAGATGCCGATACGTTGGCCTTGAACATCCCTGTGGACTACACCGCTACGTTGGCGAACAGCATCAACGGTTTCCACTGGGAAAACGCCGCCTACGGTCAATTTACGGGTGTTAAAGTATTCAGACCGAAAGAAGTCTTGTACTTTGACTACACGCCGTCGGCTTCCTAATATTAACAAAGCGAGGGACATCTATGGCAATATTAGTGAATATGGGCAAACGTGGTTTCATCCTGAAAGAAGGTTTCCTTAAACCTGGCGACCAACTGACGGTAGATTCGGAAACTGCCCTTAAACTGACAAAGGCCTATCCGAACGAGTTACGTCAAATCGTTGTAGATGCGGCCGAAGTCAAAAAGGTAGTAGAAACCATCAAAGAAACCCCGGTAACCCCGGCAAAGGCCGAAATTACCGAAAAAGAGCCGAAAAAAGCGACTCGTCGCAAAAAAGGTTCTAAGTAACGTTTACAGGAGTAAGGGAATGACCGAGAAACAATATCCGATTACAGTCGATGACTTCAAAGGGTGGTTTTCGCGTGATTTCCCTTACTCTTCTAATGGGGAACAAACGGGCATAACTGACGTGGACTTAACCAAAGCATTTGCCGAAGCGTCGTTCACGTTTAACCCGGCATTGTTCGCCACGGTAGAAGATCAGAAACTCGGTTTCCTATACCTAGCGGCGCATTATCTGGTAATTGACATACAAAACAGCACGCAAGGTCTAAATGGTAAATACGAGGGCATAATGGCCAGCAAGTCGGTAGGTAGCGTATCGGTAGGATATACCATCCCTGATTGGGTAATGGCACATCCGATATACTCTTTACTATCTCAAAGCAAATATGGTATGAAATACTTAAGTCTCATCATACCCTTGCTTGTTGGAAACATTGGCGCGGTGCGTGGTGCTACGCACCCGTAGGGGGTAGCGTATGGCCGAACACCCAGACGTTAAAGGGGAGTTCAAGAAACTCCTAAACTGCGTAAAAGTCCTTAAAAAGGGTATGCCCTATGTGAAAGTAGGCATCCTGGGGGACAATGTAGCGCGAAAAGACGGCGAACTGAACAACGCTGAAATAGGGTTCGTCAACGAATTTGGCAAGATGACTGGTTACCCAAAGATACCAGCCCGTTCTTTTATAAGGATGCCTTTGAACACTCAATTCCGGGAAAAACTCCGCACAAAAAAGAGTCTCTCGGGGAAAGAGTTAGAAAAGGCCATAGTAGAAGGCAAAACTGAAGAATTTGCTAGGAAAGTAGGTCTAGTGGCCGAAGAAGTTATACAAGAAGCGTTTTCTACTAACGGTTTCGGACAATGGAAACCAAACGCGGAAATGACGGTACAGTTAAAAGGGAGTTCTAGCCCTTTGATTGACACCGGGCAATTAAGACGCAGTATAAGTAGCAAGGTAATCAAAGATGGCGATAATTAACGCAAAAGACAAACCGTTAACGTACACAGGGCTACCGCAAGTAGGCGAAGTCTTGCCGTCTTGGTTTCAAACCCTGACTTTTGAACTTGTTACGAAATCGTTAATTGATTACGAAGTACAGGAAACGCTCCAAACCATAACCACGCAAGGTGTGCGGCAACCTATGAGCGCACAGCAACTAGCAATCAAGCCCGAAGGTCAGCGTGCGTGGAAATGGGAAACAATGCACTGTCTGCCTGACGTTAAACTACGCGTAGATGACATTATCCTTTTTAATGGGGTAAAATACCGCGTAATGGAGCGTTGGGACTGGTCTGAATATGGATATTTAGAATATCACATATGTCAGGCATACGAAGGCGAACAAGAAGTGGAGAGTTAAAATGGCAGATCCGATAAAACAAATATGTAAGATTTTACAAAACTCTCTCAACCTATCGGATAGCCAAATCTGGATATATAACCAGAAACGGGATATCCCAAACGATTTTGGAATTTATTTTGTATTAAGTTATACAGGCCAAAAGGTCATTGGCAACACGCGCCGGGAAATTCCCACCCCAAACGGGCTAGTGGAATACCAAAGCGTTCATAACTTGGCAAATTTCGCTGTAGATTTGTTTTCTCGCAGTTCCAGCATACGTGATATGCGTGACAAAGCAATAATGGCTCTAAACAGCACTTACAGCCAACAGATACAAGAAGCGCACGGTTTTCAAATAGCGAGAAACAGTTTTAGCGTTACGAATACAAGCGAAATCGAAGGTGTGGCTGAACTAAACAGATACACCGTAGCATTTAACGTAACGTATATGAGCGAAACAAGTAGTAGTATTGATTACTACGATACTTTTACAAAAGAAGTTATAACGGAGGCATAATGTCAAACCAATTAGACATAACGAACGTTATCACTATCAGCCTTTCTGCGGCCCAGACAGGTCTTGGTGAGTACAACGTAAACAACCTCGCCATCTTTACCGGGGAAACTCCCGAAACAAGTTTTGGCGACCTGGGCTACAAAATCTATAAAGCCCCCAAAGAAGTGGGTGTGGACTTCGGTACGAACTCGGTAACCTACAAAATGGCCTTGTCCGTATTCGCCCAAACCCCGAATATCCTTAACGGCGATGGTTATTTAGTAATTATTCCGTTTGCGGATGAATCAGGTATCCCGGAAACGCTGGCTGAAGCCATCTCTCGTGCTGACAGCCTTGTACAGTTCTTCGGTATCCTTTCCACGCGTGACTACGATGCCGTAGAAGTTGGTGCGGCCGCCGCTGTGGTACAAACCCTTAACAAAATGCTGTTCGTGGTATCCAACGATGCGGCCGATATTGCCGCCGCTGGATCTTTCCACGATATTGCGGAAGCCAAATACGATAAAACTCGTTGCTTGGCCTACTTGTCCGCAACCACCGAACCTGCCAAAGTAATGGCCGCCGCTTATGCTGGCCGCGCATTATCTACGGCGTTTGAAGGTTCTAACACTACCAGCACAATGCACTTAAAAGACCTGGTAGGAGTAACCGCTGATCCTACTATGACGCAAACCCAACTGAACTTGTGTCAGGACTGCGGAGCGGATGCCTATGTGAACATTGCCGGGGTAGCCAAAACCTTTACTAGCGGCGCAAACGGTTATTTTGACCAAGTTTACAACCGCTGTTGGTTCTTGGGTGCTTTGGAAGTGGCCGGGTTCAATGCCTTGGCTAAAGTTTCTACCAAAGTCCCTCAAACCGAACCTGGTATGACCATCCTTAAAGGTGCGTATCGGTTAGTCTGCGACCGTGCCGTACGCAACGGATATGTCGCCCCGGGTGCTTGGAACAGCGCGGATCGTTTCGGGGATGTAGAAGCAATGCTCCGCAACATTGAGGAAGTCGGGTACTATATCTATTCGTTACCCGTAAACCAACAAGCGCAAACCGAACGTGAAGCGAGAAAAGCCCCCCTTATTCAAATTGCTATCAAAGAAGCGGGTGCTATCCACTCAAGCAACGTATTGGTCTATATTAACGCGTAGGAGAATAGAAAATGGCTCAGAGTTTATCTTTAACAGGAAATGACACCTTAAAACTGCGTGACCGTGTATTTGCGGACTTCGCAGATGGGGACTATGCGGCCTTAACGTTCCCGAACGATATTGCCGCTTTGAAAACGGGCAAAGACGGAAACACCATCTATGCCTTAAATGAAACTGGCCGTCAATGCGAACTAGTTATTCGCGTACTGCGCGGATCTAGCGATGACAAGTTCTTACAAAACCTTTTAGCGGCGCAAAGAAATGACTTCTCTGCATTTGTTACTCTTGAGGGGGAACTCGTCAAACGCGTAGGCGATGGCCACGGAAACATTACCACGGACACCTATCTCGTGACCGGGGGAGTGTTTACCAAAAACGTAGAAGTGAAGTCCAATGCCGAAGCGGACACCGAACAAAGCGTATCGGTCTATACCATCGCTTTCGGAAACAACACTAGAACGTTAGGTTAGTATTTATAAGTGAGGGACACCACAATGGATATCGGAAACAGCGCAAAAGTGTCCCTTCCGAGTGGGGCGGTGTTAGAAATGACTCTCGCCCCATTTTTGGAAGGGGAAAGATTATTCTCGGCCACGGCCGAATGCCTTAAATCAGTTAAAATAGACGGGCTGGACACGGAAAACCTTTCGGCTAGTTTTGAAAGTCTAAAGAACGTTCTCTTGGCCTGTCTAACCAGCAAAGCAATGAAAGACGCACTGCTTGACTGTCTCAAGCGGTGTACATACAACGGGCAAAGAATTACGTCTTGGGACATTTTTGAAGATCTCAACGCTCGTATGGACTACTTGAACATTTGCTGGGAGGTGTGCAAGTTTAATCTTGCCCCTTTTACGAAAAACCTTTTTTCAAAGTTTTCAATGTCCCTGGGAGTAGCAAAACTGAACCCAGAGTCGAAATAAAGCAAGATCCGCTAGTAATTATCCTTAAACTCGTCAAAAACGGTTATGGGGACATTGAAGTAGTAAAGCGGATGAATAGCCGGGAAGTTTTACAGGCCATAGAATACGAGAAATTTACGGCCGATTATCAAGCGGCTTATATTGAACTAAACAAAAAGAAATAACATATGAACATAGGCGAATTAGCGGTTAAAATCGGTATCACAGGCGGCAAAGAAAGCGTTGCCACGATGAGTCAACTGAAAAACACCACGCTGGCTACCAAAGCGGCGGTTATAGGTGCGGTAGTCGCTTTCGCCAAAATGTCGCAAGAAGCCCGTAAATTGGCAATGAACTTGGAAATCTTTGAAAAGACAACGGGTGTCGGTGGAGATGCGCTACAGAAAATGTCCTATCAAGCGGCGGCCGCAGGTGTAAGCCTTGACGGGCTGGCCGGGACATTACAAAGTATCCAGCAAATGACCACAGACATAGCCCTTGGGCAAGGAAACATAGCACCGTTCCAACTTTGGGGAGTCGGTCTAGACAAAGATCCAACAAAGGTACTCTCGCAGATTTCAAGCAAACTCAAAGAACTTCAGCAGACTTCCCCGGCACTCGCGTCAAAAATGGCAAGTGACTTCGGGCTGTCAAACGAAATGTTCTATATGCTCCTTGAAGGTCAAACCGAAGAACTAGAAAAGCAATACCTACTTCGCGCCAGGGACAAAGAAGCACTCGTATCCCTAAACAAGCAATGGTACAAACTCCTATGGTACGTCAAACAGATAGGAATTAGGACTCAAGGCTTTTTATCACACGTAGCACTCCCCATCCTAAAAGCGGTCACAAATATAGTGAAATTCGTAGGGGACATTGTTATTGGGTTCGGGGAACTTGTCAGCCGTAGTCTTGTTTTAAGGGACATTTTGGTCATTATATCAGCCCTAGTGCTCGCCATCCTAGCGTGGTGTTTCCCGATTACGGCGGCCATTATTGGCATAGCCCTAGCCCTGGAAGACGTGTATGGGTACTTCAACGGGAAAGACAGCATAACCGGGCGTATGATTGAGTGGATCAAGTCAGGTCAAATCTTAAAAGATATTTTTATGACCATAGCGGAAATCATCCGTAGCGTGTCTAAAATGATCTTTGGCAACAGAATTACAAAAAAGATAGCAGATTTTATCTCTCCCACGGATGAAAATGGCAATGTCAAAAAAACGGGAATTTTACAGAAAATTCCGAACCTAGACCTATCAAAACCAGGTTTAGGTGTTTTACCGAATTTATTTGACTTCGCCAAACCAGCCCTAGCGTCTGGTGGAAACTTTAACATAACACAGCACAATGTCGCAAACTTTGTATCCAGTGGAAGTGTGACGGATGACGCGCAAGCGGCAGGAGCGTACAACAAGAGTAGCGCAATCTCGGATGCGGAAATGCAAGAAGCCGAACTCGCACGGCAAGGTAGATAAAAATGGCACTTGAACTAGGAAAATTACTTGATAACCCATACGCACTCAAACTGAACAGTCTTACCAACCTTGTAGACCTGGCATCTACCGCCGGGGATATGTTCCTTGTCGCACCCGAAAAAATGGAAAAAGAAGTATATATCTTTGATACGCGTGGGGATGAAGACGTAACCCTTGAAAGCGAAATCACAGACAATTGGGTAGAAGACAACTCCACAATGCAAGACCATATAGGTCTAAAACCGATGACAATCACGTTGGCTGGGTATGTCGGGGAACTCAAAACCACCCCTAGAACCGAAGAAAAGGCCGCTTATGAAACGGTTTCTTCCATTACCCAAGCATTGACACCCCTACTGCCTGAACTAACCGTACAAAGCCAGTATATCTTTAATGTGGCCCAGGAAACCTACGATATCTACAAAAAAGCAAATAAGACAGTAGACCGCATTGAAAATGCCTTGGCGCAAATACCTGTCCCGGATGAAGTGTCAAAGCAACAGCAAGCGTTTGGGAAGTTCTACGAAATGTGGCAAACTCGGCAATTGAGTACGGTTTACACCCCTTTCGGAGCGTTCAACTCAATGGCCATAGAAAAAGTAACCGCCAAACAAAGTGAAGACGGGGTGTATATCTCGGAATTTTCGGTCACTTTCAAACAAGTACGGATAGCAAAAACGATTTATGTAAACAAAAACAAGGCAGGGCGGGCAAAAGATACTCTCTCGCAAGAAGTGGACAAAGGCGCGAAAAAGCCCGAAAAGACAGCCCTAGCCACGATTTCTGACTTTGTGGTAGGTGTATTGGGGAATCAATAAAAATGCAGATATTAGACACCATTTCAAACGACGCAAAGCAAAAGCATACGATACTGTTGTCAAAAGACAACTCGCATATCGTTATACGGCTAGTATATAAACCTACTCAACTCGGGTGGTTTATGGATATTGAGTATGAAGAAAAAGACTTCAAACTATACGGTCTGCGCGTGACAACCAATACCAACCTATTGGACTCGTACAGAAACCTTGTGCCTTTCGGGATAATTTGCTACTGTAAGGATAATCAAGAGCCGTTAAGCGTAGATGATTTTCTCGTTGGCCGGGCGCATTTGGCTGTACTTGATGAAGATGAAGTGGACTATATTACTTTACAGCAAAGGAACAAATAAATGCTTAAGTGGACACGGAACTACATATTGAGCATACAAGCCGAAGGCGGGTGGCTAGATATCTCTATGCCCTACACGCTCACGTTCAATATTGTCCGCAACACTATGGCCCAGGCAAACACGGGTAGATTTACCATCCTTAACTTGGCCGAAGATACGCGACGCAGAATTTACAAAGACAAATTTACAACTAACGTCTACAAAGGGATAGAACTCCGCGCGGGATACGGGGACAGCAAAGAAACGCTCCCTTTGATTTTCAAGGGAAACATTAAACAAGCCTACTCCCAAAGAAACGGAGTAAACTATGAAACTTCCATAGAAGCATACGATGCTGGGTTTGCATATGTGAACTCCAATACAGGGCGATCATTTGCCAAAGGAACTTCAGACAAACAAATCATAGAGTCTTTGATTAAAGACCTACCCAACATATCGGTAGGGAAAATAGGAATGTTTCCTAATAAGATAGATAGGGGGAACGCAATGCAAGGCCCGACGATAGAATTACTTAAGAATATCGCCAAAAGCAATTTTTTCATAGATAACGAGAAAGCATACTGTCTTCAAGAAAACGAGTGTATTCGTGGTAACATTGAAAAGATAACCAGCGACACCGGGCTACTCGGCTCCCCGCTACGTGAGGAGGCGTTGCTAACATTTTCTATCTTATTTGAACCCCGGTTACAAGTCGGACAATACATAAAGCTAGAAAGTCAGACCGAAAAACTGTTCAACGGTGAATACAAAGTAATTGGAATTGAGCATCAAGGCACGATTTCGGATGCGGCCAGCGGACAATGTATAACAAAAGCCACACTATACTACGGTGCAGAGGGGTTAAAGATTTTATGAGTAACGCATTAAAATACGGGCCGCAACCGACACTAGCATCATTGTTAGAACTCCACCGCAAGGGTACTCTGCGGCAGATTAACTGCCACAAACTTGGGGAAATCGTCTCTTTTGACTCAACTACCCAAACAGCGGAAGTAAAGATAAAAATGTCCTTCCTGCTCAATGGGGAAATCAAGGAATATCCGCTTTTATTGGACTGCCCGTGTATTGTCCTGTCTGGTGGTCAGGGGACACTTACACTCCCTATTTCGGCCGGGGACTCGTGTTTGGTGCTTTTTAACGATTGCGATATGGACAATTGGTACGCAAGCGGTCAAACGATGACACCCCGAACAGACCGATTACACGATTTTTCGGATGCCATAGCACTGGTAGGCCTACGCAACAAACAAAACCAACTGTCGGGCTATTTGGCGCAAGGAACGGAACTTAAATACGGCTCTAGCACCATAAAACTAGAAAATGGCAAAGTAACCGTAACAAACGGGACTTCAACCGTTACTATGGATGGCACAAACGTGACAGTGCAAGCCGCAAACATAGCCCTTACAGGTTCGGTAGCGGTTACGGGTTCGTTTAGTGTCAACGGAAAAGACGTTGGCGATGGACACAAACATAGCGGTGTGGCCACAGGAAGTGGTATAACCGGGGGAGTGGTATGAGATTTAGAAACCTAGATGAAAACGGCGATTGGGTGTTCGGGAAAGGCAGAAACAGTTTTTCACGTGAAAACCAAGCCCTTATGCTCAATATAAAAACACGTCTACTGTCCTTTCTCGGGGACTGTTTCTTTGATACCGAAGCAGGGATAGATTGGTGGAACTTTCTTGGGGGAAAGGACTCCAAAGGGCTTATGGCCAGCATACAAAGGGTGGTGCTACGCTCGTCTTATGTAAAGAGAATTGTGGAAGTACACAGCAACGTAACTGACCGAAGATTTGCCATAACTTTAAGTATAGAATTCGCAAACGGCGAAATTTTAACAGATACAGTGGAGGTATTAAATGCCTAATAGTTTTGACGCAAACGGGCTACAAGTCGTTACTCAAAACGAAATTGTAGACAACCTGACGCAAAGTTTCCAAGAAATCTATGGGGAAGACATCAACGTAGATAGCAACTCCCCAGACGGGCAAATCATAAACATTTTCGCCCAAAACATAGAAGATTTTTATGAGTTACTCGCTCAAATCTACGCTTCTTTTGATCCAGACCAAGCCATCGGAAAAGTCCTTGATCAACGGTGCGCTCTTAACGGGGTACACCGAAAAGCGGGAACTTACACCTATGTGGACATCCAAGTAACCACCGACAGATCGGTAACTTTAGATGGCCTTAACGATCACTCGGTAGAAGATGCCTATACCATCTCGGACTCGGAAGGTAACCAATTCGCATTGGCTACAACCACGTCTTTGACTGCTGGGACTACTACTTGCTCGTTCCGCGCTGTAAATATCGGAGCGGTAGAAGTTCTGCCGAACACCATCACTAACCCGGTAACCATTATCCTGGGGGTAACTGCGGTCAATAACGCCGCTGGCGCAACCGTGGAAGGAACAAACGAAGAAACAGATGCCGAACTCCGGGAAAGACGGAAAAAAAGCGTGTCTATCTCGTCGCAAGGGTACACAGACAGCCTTTTAGCGGCCTTGTTAGAAATTGAAGATGTCATCTCGGCCGCAGTATATCAAAACCGAACCAATGCAACCGACGCTGACGGAATACCAGGCCACTCAATTTGGGTAGTGGTGCAAGGCGGCTCTGATAGCGATATCGGCGCGGTAATGAACGAAAAGGTGGCCAGTGGAGTAGGTATGAAAGGCGCACAAAGCGTGCAAGTAGAACAGGACGACGGTTACTATGCCACCTATCACTTTGACCGCCCGATTGCTCAAAACCTATATGTACAACTGACAGTAACCCCGATCAATGGGCAAGTAGTAGATGAAGATTTCCTAAAAGAAAGCATAGCAACCAATATGCACTTCTCGCCGAACCAAACTGTTGACAGTTCTGATATTATTTACTATATTAAAACCGTACAGAACAATATGGCATTTACTTGTCAGATTTCAAGCGATGGAGTAACGTGGGAAACGGTATTGTCCCCGGCATCAAAAGACAAGTATTTTTCAATAAGTACATCCGATATAACGATTATTAACACCGAGGAGTCGTAAGATTTTATGGCCACTCAAGATATATTAAATTATTACGCGGACTTACTTATTCTTCAGTATAAAACCCAGCCAAAAGCTCGGGAAACCATCAAGGCACTTGTAACTGAAGTGTACAGTAACGGTCTACTGCTTGATCTTATTGACGCATTTAACATAGATACAGCCGTAGGCAAACAGTTAGACGTAATCGGTAAATATATCGGTCTAAGCCGCACGGTAAAAGACTTCATCCAATCAACCCAAACAATCGTGCTGACCGATGAACAATACCGCACACTTCTCAAACTAAAATTAGTAGAAAACGTCAATTTTTCAAGCACTGCGCAAATCAAACAGTTATTATACGACGTATTCCCAAACGACATACGGCTCTATGATAACCGGGATATGACGTTTGAGTACTGGCTATCCACAAAATTCCAAGATTTAATCGGGGTGATTCTCGCAGAAGAATTGCTACCGTTGCCTATGGGAATAGGGTACAAAGTACTCATCATAGATGACGACATTTTGGACTTTTACGGATATTACAGCGCAAACGGTCTGAACAATAACCCTAACGGCTTTTCTACGTGCGAAGGCGGTTTTAGGGGAAGATTTTTAAGAACTGATGACAATTATCTATCAGAGGAGTAATTAAATGGCAAAGATACTAAGAAAGGCGTATAAGATTTTCGGCAGTAGTGCACCAGCGGCGGCTGGCGGCCTTGAGCAGTTCGGCGGCCTTGCGGCGGGTGCAGTAAACTACACCGTAGATGTAGAAACCTTACAAGCCCTAACTGCTTGGGCTGATGGGTGGTCGGCGGCTTGTCTAGGCACAAACTCGCCTGTATTAGAAGAAAGAAACGCTGTAGACCACGTACACGGATATCAAATCGGGTACTTGTTACAGCAAGGCATCCCGGAGTGGTTATCTACACAAACATACTACAAGAATAATTATGTAGTAGATTCTAATGGGAAATTGCGTGTTTCTGTAATTGATAACAACATAGGTAATGATCCAATTCTTGACAATGGTGGTCAGTATTGGGGTTTTGGAGGAGGAAGCGGTAGCGGAAAGAGTATAGGAGAAGTGTTTTGGTCTCAAAGTTCTTCCGCTTCTGATAATGCTGGATCTTTGCCTTTGTTTACAGGGGAAACAATATCGAGCGCAGATACACTTTACCCTGATTTTTATGCTTGGGTCAATTCTCACGCGGAGCTTCAGATTTCTGATGCAGATTATGAAACAGCATTGTCTGTTTATGGCGAATGTCCGAAATATGTAATTAACACGATAAACAAGACCATCAGACTTCCGAAACTTGTAAACTACATAAAAAACGCTAATACAACAGACGGAATTACACAAAAATTAGCTGGTTTGCCTAACATTACAGGTACAGACCCACTAAACTGGCAAAACCAGGGTTGGTTAATTACAAACGGTCCCGGTGCTACAGGAGCATTCACCGCTCAAAAGCAAGTAATAAATGGTGGAGCTAAAACAGGAAGTGGCACGTCTGGAAATGAACCTCGTGGTGTTGCGTTTGATGCTTCTTTGTCTAACCCGATATACGGAAGTAGCAACACAGTAAGACCTCCGCATACCACTTTGTATCCTTGGGTATGTGCTTACAACGCATCTATCCCCGCAAGCACAGATCAAGCCGCTGAATTTCAAAATGCTTTAACTGGAAAAGCAGATGTAGGGCTAGGGAACTTAACAGACGCTGGAAAAATTGTTTCGGCTCATTTGTCTATGCCTAGTGGAACTTATGATTTGCTCACTCTAGGAGCTTCAGGTTCTACTTATACAGCTCCAGCTGATGGTTACTTTATGCTTTATGCGGAATACGGAAGCGGAACTGGCGTGTTTTTTGATGCTTTCTTAGCAAGTTGTGGGTATATCGGATTTAGACATTACTTTTCTTCATCCAGTTCTGCAGGTAGGTGTTTTGTACCTGCAAAGAAAGGTGATGTTTTAAGCCTTTATTATTCAGGAACTTTAGCAAATACCGAGTTCAGATTTGTGTACGCCGAAGGCAGTAAGAGTGAACAATAAGGAGATACTAAATGACTTATTACATTGAACAAGAAGGACAAATCAAATTACACGATACAGACAGAGGCCGCCTCGTTACGACGTTAAAATTTACACCTCAATACAAAGGGTTGGAAATTAAAGAAACCGAACGCCCTATTGAGAATTGCGAGTGGGCAGATACACCCGAATATATTGCTAAGAAACACCGCCGAGATTTAGAAAATCAAGTGGCCGGGTTAGAAGCAAAGACTGGGCTAATTAGACCTATTCGTGAAGGCATTTTGGCGGAAGGTTCGGTTTATGCTGATTACACAAAAGCCAAAGCGCAAGAAATTGAAGATTTAGCGCAAGAGCTTAGAGAGTTACTCGCAGAACAAGAAACTTTAGAAGATTAGATTTAGGGGGAAGAAATGACCGACGCACCCGAACAGGTTATAAAAATTTATCGTGGCGACGACACGGACTGGAACGGCGAAACACTGTTAAATTTTACAGTAACTGCCGATTTTGATATTTCGGACTTTACGGCAGAATTTCTGCTAGGTGGTATTACCAAAAAGAATATATCACTTGCCGACGGTGGTAATTTTGAAGTAAATTTCTCGCACGAAGAAACCGCGCAAATGCCGTGGGGACTTAACAAAGGGATATTGAAAATCTTTGACGCTGATAAAAGAATTAAAACAGTAACAAACGATATCCTTTTTTGGGTTACAAATGAGCCTGTCGGGGAACAAACCGAAAGTATTATAGTTCCTGTCCCGGAAACTTCCCCTATTCAAATCAGCTTACAAATCGGCGGCGGTGGTGGCGGCTCAGCGCATTGGGGAGGCATTACCGGGAACATTGAAAATCAAACCGATTTACAGGCCGAATTTGCTGATGTGCAAAGACAAATCAATGCCATTGACGGCTTAATTCCCGCGCAAGCAAGCACTGACAATAAACTCGCCGATAAAAACTTTGTAAACAGTTCTATTTCTACCAACACGTCGTATTTTATAGGCACATTTGAAAGCGTGGCTGAATTAGAAGCATATTTAGGAACAGTTACTAACAACGACTATGCTTTCGTTATAAATAGTGTTGTTACCAACAACGGTAACGATTGGGCTACTTTTAGCGAATTAGACGCTTATTCCAAAACACTGCTTACTAACTTTGACTATGCTTGGGTTGTCAATGGTAGCAAGTTTGACCTGTATAGGTTTGATATTATTGGGCAGACTTGGGAATTGCGTATAGAAAACACACACAAAGATGATGTAACCCTAAACACGGCCTATAACCGATATAAAGCAACCGTTTCCGGGGAAGATGTTTCCTGGGACTACGAGTATACGCTTAATAACTCGTCTTTCACTGCTAAACAATGGGCGGCTATAAATTCGGGCATAACCTCGTCTTTAGTTACGCAAATAGGAACTAATACTAATAACATTTCTAGTTTACAAAGCGACAAACAGCCAAAGACTTTAGTTACCCCGATAACAGTTGAAGGCACGCAACAAACCACTGTTGAAGGTGCTTTAGGTGCAGTAAACACTTTGGCCGGGAAAGGACTTGCAAACAAAGCTACTGGTACAAATTCGCTGTCTATTTTGGGTGGTGCGGCTACTTCTAATAATTCAATAAACATAGGTGCTAATTCTTCTGCTCCTACAAACAATTATGCTACTATCGTTGGAAATGATACTTCCGCATACGGCTATGGCGGTGTTTCACTTGGTCAATATGCACAAACTGCTGGACACGGGGCTATTGCTATCGGCCACGGTGCTTCCGTTTCGGGCGGCACGTCAAACACGCGTTGTTCTATTGCTATCGGTGGTTCAAACGCAAACAACCCTAGCCCATCAGATACAGCTTGCGCGGTGGTATCAAACGCTGCTTCAGCTATTCAGCTTGGCGCGGGTACAAATACCACGTCAAACAGTTTTCAAGTTTACAGCTATCCAATGCTTGATGGTACGACGGGCAAGATACCGACAGCAAGGTTAAATTCTACTGAGATTTCTGCTATGGGTATGCCAAGCGGAATGTATGAAGCCCTTACTTTAGGCAGTTCAGGGGACAGTTATACTGCTCCGGGAAACGGCTATTATTATATATATATTCCTGTTGGCTCTAACGCTAATACGCAGTTGATTTATGTGGAAAATGTCGGTAAGCCGTGCGTGTCAACCTCAGCACCCGGTACTTTGACAGGTATTGCTTGTACATTGCCTGTTTTATCTGGAGACACGGTTAAGATTTATTATGTTAGACAAGGGACAAGTTCTACTTTGCGATTTTACTACGCAGACGGAAATCCTGGGGGTAACTAATGACAGCAGACACGTTTGAAATTATCATAAAGATTGCTACCGTTGTATTTGCGGCGGGGATATTTTACGGAGAACTAAAAGCCATCCGAAGGGATATCAAACGGCTAGAAGAAAAACAAGACAAATATAACCACTTACAAGAGCGTACTGTCAAATTAGAAGTTTGGAGGGAAATGCACGAAAAGGAAGGCCACAAATGAAAGAGGAATGGAAAGATATTCCAAACTATGAAGGACTATATAAAGTTAGCAACTTTGGAAGGATAAAATCAATTGGCCGCAGAGTTTCTTGGGAATTTTATAACAAGCCGTGCGCTCGTAACCATAACGAAAGGATAATTACTCCAGAAATTGGCAAGATAGGATATTGTCGTGTAGGGCTTTGTAAAAACGGGAAAAGGACTAGATACAATTTACACCGCATAATTGCAAAAGCGTTTATTCCAAACCCTAATAACTTGCCGACCGTTAACCATAAAAACGGAATAAGGACCGACAACAGATTAGAAAACCTTGAATGGGCGAGTTACAGCGAAAACAATATGCACGCTTGGCGAGTTTTACATAAAAAACCTTACAACGCCAAAGCCGTAAAATGTAAAGAAACCGGGGAAATTTTTAGCACAATGGCCGAAGCCGCCCTAAAGTACGGAAAGAAAAGAACATCTCTTTGCCAAAAGATGAAAACGGGAAATGGAATGTTCTGCGGCCTACATTGGGAGTTCGTATGATACAAAAAGAATGGAAAGAAATGACAAAAAAGTTTGAAGGCGTTAGTCTGAAAATGTACAAATGCCCGGCGGGTAAATGGACTATTGGCGTAGGACACAACATTGAAGATAACGGGATAACCGAGGATATGGCAGATTATATCCTTGAAAGAGATTTGAGAGAAGCAGAAATACAAGTAAGAACAAAATTCCCTACATACTACAAACTAAATGAAGCACGTCAATTTGTGCTTGTTGACCTATGTTTTAACATTGGTATAAACAGATTTCTTACCTTCAAAAAGATGCTCGCCGCACTTGTAAAAGGCGATTATCATACGGCGGCCATTGAACTGCAAGACAGCAAATGGTATCGTCAGGTAGGGAACAGAGGGAAAATTCTCTGCGAAATTATGCGTAAAGGAGTGTACTAATATGGAACAAATCGGAAACGTGTGGGACTTCATTAAAACCCATTGGGACAGTTTCGTTGAACTCGTTGGCTACATTGTCGCAGTTGCCACCATTGTAGTGGGTATGACAAAATCGGCCAAAGATGACGCTTTCTTGGGGAAACTCAAAAAAGTATTGGTTTATTTTTCCTTAATCAACGAAGACGGCACACCGTGCAAAAAGGACAAATAGTTGAATGTGGCCATTGATTGCTACGGTTATTGGGTGCGGCTTGCTTTTATGTCTGGCTTTCTTTGCCCGGCAAGACGGGAAGAAATCGGAAAGGTTGGCCGCACTCAAAAGAGAAGCAAAGGAGATAGCGCGTGCTCAAGGTATTAGTGATAACGTGCGCCGCTTGTCTGCTGACAGCGTGCGCGATCGGCTCAAACAGACGAAGTAATGCGCCAGCGTGCCTGGTTCAGTTTGACTACCACGATGAAGGCGTAAACGATCAAAATGCACGGGCATTGCTGACGCACTACTGCATTTGTGTGGATGACAAACTATGCAAATAAACGATAGATGCAAAAACGCTGAATTTTCAATGTACTTTAGCGAGTACATTTGCCGCAAGTTCGGTATGCCCTGCCGGGTGACTTGTGTAAGTTGTACGGAAAAAACGGATAACTGAAAAAGACGAATATGGACATTGTCTATCTTGTCAAAAATTCGCGTACCAACGATGAACTGACCTATTCCCTGCGGACATTGGTAAACGTGCCGCACGATAAAGTGTTTCTCGTTGGCGGTTGCCCGGAAAACATAAAAAAAGATACAATAATTCACATACCTGTTCTACAAACGGGGAACAAATACCAAAACACCCTTAAAAACCTCGAACTGATTTGCCGTGATCCACGGCTATCCGAAGAATTCATCCTGTTCAACGATGACTTCTTCCTCCTCCTAAAGACAACAGACAACCCCCGCGCCGAGTTCAACCTTTGCCGGGGGTTTATTAAAGACGTTTACGATGAATACTCTGCTTTGTATGGAAACGATGGGAACTACTATCTCCAAGCAATGCGCCAAACAATGATATTTTTACAGGACTTGGGAATCAAAGAGCCGCTATCCTATGAACTCCACATACCCCTAGTAATGGACAAAAACAAGGTTTTACGGGCTTTTTCACTCCCCGGCATACATACGATAGGCGCAGGACACATACGCTCAATTTACGGAAACCTGTTTTTGGAAGGCAGTAGGGTGGTCGCTGATTGTAAGATTAGACGCCGAACTGAACGGATACCAACAAATAGCAAGTTCCTAAGTTCGGCCGACAGCACCTGGGAATACATTAAGCCGTTTATACAAAGCAAGTTCCCGGAAAAAAGCGAGTACGAAGTGTAACGATTATAAATTTCAAAAAAAGAAAACCAAAAAATTACCGTGTTTCTTTTTCCCCCCATACCCACCGTGGGGGTTTTTCTTTTATAAAACACTTGACAAACAAAGAACAAAGTGGTAGCATTTCGGTAGGAAGTAAAACCAACAAAGGAGCGTGGAAAGTTATGAATGAAAGGTATTACTCGGAGTTAGACAAAATCGTATTGCGTTCTCGTCGCAGAAAGAAAGCGCAACGGATGAAGGAAGTAGCAACCAGCGTGGCAAAATTTCTCGGGTGTGCGGCATTATTTTACGGCACGATATTCTTCACGTGGTGTGCTATCTGTGCCATATTCCCGACGTGGCCGTAAACCGCTTGACAAAGTAAGCGATTTTATATAAATTATTTGTGGAGAATGAGAATGATAAAACAAACAAATTCACAAACAATCAAGCAAATACTAGAACTGTGTGAAGCATTTAAAATGCCCGCAGAAATAGTTGCGCTTGTTAAAAATAAGTGCTGGAAACTAACCAGAAACGAAAAAGAACAGGAGAGCGAGAATGGATTGGACAAAAATACCGACTTCCCTACTCATTAAAAGAATTACTGACAATGAGTTAGCCGCCATAACCAAATACCAATTGCTTTGGGCTGAACTAGAATGCCAGCCAGATGAACAAACTGCGTTAAGATATATGACACGCAAGCAGTACTTGTTGGCCACATCTTACATAGATGTGATACAGACTATGGTCACATCTGACATTAGTTACGTACAAAAGCAACGCGGACACCAAAAAAAATTATACCTAAAAAACAAGGACAATTCCAAAATTCTACATTGTAGACAAAGTGGTAGTCTACAACATAGTCTACAAGAGCAGATAAGATTAGATAAGATAAGAGAAGATAATATATATAATAATACGGGCGCAAAACCGCCCGAGCCGATGTCCGTAAAAAGTCCGAATAGACTATTTGAGTTCGGAAAATGGGTGGCTGAAATCTTTGACTACCCAATGGATGAAAACCAACAGCAAATGTGGTTTAAGCGCAATTGCCGAACCCTGAAATCAATTCTTGAGTTCTCTGGGGGCAATATGCAGAAGGCATTTTTGATGATAAAAGCGTGTATGGACAAATTAAACGAGAATAACCTTACGTTCTCATACGAGAGCGTAACAAGGCGCGCTCCTGAATACTTCGCAAAGGCAGAAAAATGGTACTTCGAAGGATACCGAATGAAAAAGATAGATGAAAAATTTATAATGGCCAAAGGAGAGTAAACAATGCTAGGAAACCAATACAAATGCTCGTGTGGTGGGAACTTGATACCCGTAAAGATAGCAGTAGAAGAAAACGGCAGAATGCTTGGTGTTGTCTGCTACAAGCAATGGTGTGACAAATGTAAGAACCCACGTATGGATGATAACGGCCGCACAATGTACTACCGATTACGCACGGATAACAGGTTCACGTTTGAACCGTTGGACTTCTGGTGTCCCCCGGAAATACCGTTCCAGCACAAAATGAAGTTCATCAACTCGTTGCTGAAGTTAGCCGAAGATCATAGATTTGAAGGCAAACAGATATTCACGATGGATCAAGTGCGAAAAGCGTTCCGGGAAGAAATGTCCGGGAAAGACTTATCGACCTACGGGGGGGAACAGTTATGAGAATATGCGGACAATGCGGAAATCTAGATAAACGGAAAAATCCACCCTGTAAACTAGGATTGCCCTGTGTGAAGTCAGAAAAGACCGGGGAGTACATACGGCCTAGCAAATGTAAGAAAAAGGCGGTAAAGGCCAAAATAGCGCGGGAAAAACAAAGTGATAGTTCGTTAAACAAACAGTTAGATAAACTTTGGAGCAAAGCCGTCAGAACTAAAGGGTATTGCGAATTATGTGGTAGGAAGCCACCTGAAGTGATTCTACACGCTCATCACATATTTTCGCGTAGAAATTATTCTACTAGATACGATTTAGAAAATGCTGTATGTTTGTGTACTGGCTGTCATCTTTACAAAGCGCACAAAGATGTTCAGGAATTTTCAGATTGGGTTTTAGAACATTTAGGTCAAGAGTATATAGATAATTTGCGTAAAAAAGCGCATTCAATTATTAAATATACCAAAGAAGACAAAATTATTATAATAGATAAATTAAAAAATTTTATAGACAATAAAGATAAAAAAATATAGTATCATAAAAAAAGGGACTTTACATAGAAGATTAAAAAGTGGATGGAAATTTGAAAAAGCAATAAAAACCAGAATATAAAAAAAA